CTAGTAGTTACTGCTGGTCAGTACATATTTTCAAACATTTTTATCTATCAGGTGACTGTGGGTGGGACATTGGGTACTACAGCCCCTCCGTACCCCGCATCTGGGACTAACTTCCCCCCGTCAACCGCATTCACCAACGGCACAGCAACGCTGTTGTATGTACAAAGTGCAGAAATCATCCCGTTTTCGTCGCTACCTAATGGTTCGCAGACTCTGGATGTTCTTAACCTGACGATCTACTGGGGTAACTCTAGAATTCCCCTGCGTTACCTGCCTTGGACGAACTTCAACGCCCAGCTCAGGTACTGGCAGAACTACGTTGGACGGCCTGTGTGCTTCTCAACGTATGGTCAATCTCAAATCTACATCTCACCTATCCCTGACCAGTCCTATAGCATGGAAGTGGATACGGTTATCCTGCCTACTGAGCTCGTTCTTACCAACCCAACGGTAAATGATGCCATCAACGACCCGTACACCGTTCCTGTAGCGTTCTACGCGGCATACAAGGCAAAGTACAAAGAACAAAGTTACGGAGAGTCCGAGATTTTCCTTCAACAGTACACTCGTCAAGTTCAGAGTGTTCTGAATTCAGTCTTCACGCGCAGGATTCCGGACCCGTATAGCAGTCCGTACTAACATGGCATCCCAATAACAGCAGAAAAAATACACTGTTCTGAAGACGTTCGGTGGCGTCAATACAAAAGCCAACCGGACGGCCATCAAAGACAGTGAATTCTCTTGGTTGGAAAACGCCATGCCAATTGGCGACGCCAACATCAAGATTGTTCCTGCCCAAGATCGTGTTTCTGATAGCACAGGAAATCTTGTTGCGTTTGCCAACACGGTTTCGTACCTTACTTCTACCAATATCAACGTATCTGACTACATAGTCAGTTTTCAGGTAGACGGCCGAGCGCAAGTATTCAATCTCACCAGCAACGTGACTAGCAACGTAGCCGTTGCGGGTTCATTTAGCAACGCTAACGTCAGTTCTGCCCAGTGGAAGAACGAAAGATTGATCATTGCCGATCCAGACAAAGGATTGTCTAGCTGGAACGGGGCAAACGTAGTATCTATTGGGTCTGTTGGACTGATAGCAGTGTCAAACCCAGGCTCTGGATACACATCTGCGCCTAACGTAGTGATTAGTGCGCCAAACGATGCCAACGGCGTCCAGGCAGTAGCTACAGCCACCATTGTGACGGGTTCTGGTGGCATCAGGTCTATCTATGTGACTGGTGGTGGCTCTGGTTACACCGCTGTCCCTGACGTAAACATAGCAGCACCCAATATTCCTGGTGGAACCCAGGCTACAGCGGTAGCAAGCATTAGCGGTGGGGCTGTTGTTTCGATTGGAATCGTTGAAGCGGGATCTGGATACACTTCGGTGCCTGCTGTGACCTTTTCTAGCGGTGCAGCAGCCGCTACTGCGGTTATTTCGACTGGTGGCGTTAACAGCGTAGCTCTAACAAACGCTGGTAGCGGGTATACCTCCTCTCCAACAATCACTTTTTCGGGTGGTGGAGGGTCTGGGGCAAACGCCATAGCCCAAATCGTAACGTTTAGAACGGGAACGGTCAGCATTCTTCTCAACAGCGGTGGTTCTGGCTATACGTCAGCACCAACTGTGAGCATTGGCGGGGCCAACACTACAACTGCTACCGCTACAGCCATTGTTCTAGGCAACACAGTCTCGCAAATTGTGATGACCAACCCTGGAGCAGGGTACACAACCGCTAACGTAACGCTGACTGGTGGTGGATTCACAACCGCAGCAAACGTCACGGCAATTGTTAGTACAGATCAGCTCGTTTCTACGGCTACGTTCTCAGGACGAACCTGGGTGGCGGCTGGACGTACGGTCTACTACTCAGCAGCAGATTCTTACAGTGATTTCACCAGCGTTTCTGCTGGATCTTTTACGATTACAGACTCAACTCTGCACGGCAACATCCGCGCCCTGTTGTCAGCCAACAATTTCTTGTACATTTTTGGTGAGACAAGCATCAACGTCTTCTCTGACGTTAGAGTTGACTCAAATGGCCTGACTTTATTTACAAATACCAACGTTTCCGCCAGCGTCGGAACGAAGCGTATCTACGCTATCTACCCGTTCTTTAGATCTGTGTTGTTCATGAACGACTACGGGATCTATTCTCTAGTTGGTTCGACCACTAGCAAGTTGTCAGACCCCCTTGACGGGATCTTCCAGAACATTGACTTCACTCTGCCAATAAGCGGTGGTCAAGTCCTACTGAACAACATACTATGCGCGGCATTCTCCTTCACTTACAACGACCCGGTAAGTGGTCCGAGGCCAATCCAAGCCGTGTTCTTCGAGAAGAAGTGGTTTCTCACCTCCCAAGGCACGTTAGACTACATCACTTCCGTCCCTACAGCGGGGGTTATCCGTCTCTATGGGACAGGAGGTGCAAACCTTTACCGTCTCTATGCTAACTCTACGGCTAATGTAGCAACAACCATACAAACTGCTTTGATTGCGATGGGCGATCCAATACGCACCAAGCAAGCATTGAAATTTGGAATAGAAGCTCAACTGAGAGCATCGTCTACGCTCTTCATTAGCGTTGACAATGAGACAGGAACCGGATCTACTGGCGCTTATACTATAGACAACAGAGTCACCTGGCTCAACGATTACTCACAAGTTGTAGGCTGGCAAAACAATAGCCTGCAAACGGTTGGATGGGAAACTGATTACGGATACGCTCTGTACAAATCAGATGCCCAGCAGTATGGAAAGTATCTTGGTCTGACCATCAACAGTAACAGTGCTGGATATACCGTGAATACATTTGAATTTGAACACGAATTGAGAGCGAGGTTCTGATGGCAGTCCCATTTTCTTTTGCTACTGCAAGCGGAAACATTGCTTTATCTAAGTTAGATAGCAATTTCAACACTCCGATAACAATCGGAAACACTTCTGTTTTGCTGGGCAACACAATCACGACGCTTAACAACATGACGTTGGCAAACGTCACTATTACAAGCGGAACCAGTGTTGTTACAAACGTTTCTGTTTCAAATATAGTTGTAACCAACCTTACAGCAACACTTGCAAACGTAACAACATTGAACGTTACTAGCGAATTTGTTTCTAGTAGCAACATTGCAAATGCAAACATTACAAATGCAACGATCACAAACCTGACGTTGCCAAATTCCTTAACGGTCCCCAATGGTGGAACCGGAAGGGTGACGTTTCCAGTTAGTAGTGTGTTGTTGGGTAACGGCACGGGATCTTTGACATCTGTTGATCCGGGAACAACAGGAAACGTTCTTGTTAGCAAAGGCGGTGCTTGGGTTAGCAACGCATTTTCAACAGGTTTTACTGCAATTGTTTACTCTAACGCGACGGGTGTCTTGTCAAATGTTGCGATAGGAAACGGTCTTTCGTTTTCAACTACTACCGGCGTGTTGGTTGCTACTGGTGCGGTAGCAAACGCAGTCACTAGTGTTGGTAACACATATCCAATCTTGTCCACTGGTGGAACAACTCCAACCATAAGTTTTGTTGACCCAGGCACGGCAGGAAACGTTCTGACAAGCGTCGGTGGAGTATGGATTTCTAATGCTGCGGTTAGTAGTAGCAGCCTTCCAGGAGGAGGCAACACTACAATCCAGTACAACAACGCAAATGTGTTTGCTGGATCTGCCAATCTTACGTTCAACGGTACTACGCTTAACGCTGCGTCTATAAACGTATCAACCGGCAATTTGACGTTTACAACTACTGGTCAAAAGTTTGTTGGCGACTTCACTAACGCAACAATTTCCAATCGAACCAATTTTATAACCGGAACGGCCAACAGCACAACTGGCATTTACGCTTTGCCCAGCGGAACGTCTACAGCTGCGTCTTGGCAAGCTACTAACAACTCAGATCCAACCAACGCAAGCAAAATTCTGATTGCGACCAATGGCACGACTGACGTTCAGCTAGTTTCAGGTATCAACGGCAGCGGATCTTATTTGCCACTAGCATTGTTTAACGGTGGTCTTGGACGGTTTGTTATAGGAACCTCGGGTCAGTTTGGTGTTGGTCCTACTGCTACTGTTTCTTATGGAACATCAGGACAAGCATTTGTTTCTGGTGGTCCATCTGCAGCTCCATCATGGGGCGCAGTGGGTGTTCCAGGTGGTGGAACTGGACTAGTAACAATCCCTGCTGGAAACGTTTTGATTGGTAATGGGACGTCTGCAATATATGGTGATGCAAACCTGACGTTTAGCGGAAGCACTCTGACTGCTGCCAATCTGACTGTTTCCAACTTGACTGCATCTCAAGCAGTATTTAGTAGTTCAACAAAACAATTGGTGAGCAACCCGATTACGGGCACATCTTCCGTTGTTATGAACACCAGCCCAATTATTACAACGTCCTCGTTAATAAACCCAACAATTACAAACTACACAGAAACGCAATTTACAGCTACTGTAACTGGTAACGCAATTACATTGGCAATTACGAATGGAACTTTTCAGACAATTACAACTATGGTTGGGGCTAATGCAATTACATTACCTTCTCCGTCTACCGCTGGAAAATCACTGACGGTTCAGGTTGTATACGCCTCCACACCAACAAGTTTGACGTTTTCTTCACCAACTGGAACTTTGAAGTATCCGGGAGGCACAACGCCAACAGCAACATTGACAAACACAAAATCGGATTTCTATAGTTTTATAGCAGACGGCACTAACTGGTACGGCGTTCAAACCGGAGCCAATTTCTAATGTTTTCTACTAGTAAACTTTTTTACAAACCTGCTGCTGCGTCTCCAGCTGGTGACGTTTCATTTTCATATGTAGCGTTGTTATTGGAACCAACAAGTACGAACGGGCAGCAAAACAACACGTTCTTAGATTCGTCAACGAACAATTTCACCATCACCCGCAACGGAACCCCAACGCAAGGTTCTTCAACTCCGTATTGGCCTGATGGATATTGGAGTTGGTATTTTAATGGATCAGGATTTAATCAGGCAAACACAAGTGTTTCCGTAATTCCATCAACGTCTTCAACATTTACTATTGAGTGTTGGATTTTTCCAACTGCAACTACTGTAGGCGCAAATCCGTCGGTTGTTAGCGATTCATATTCAGCGTCTATATACTGGGGTTTTGGAACAACAACTTCAAACACAATTCAATTTGCTTGGACAGATGCAGTAGGAGGAAAAACCTGCACAGGCAATACTGTTGTTTCATTAAACACATGGACTCACATTGCAGTTTCTGTTAACGCAAATTCAATATCAATGTATGTAAATGGTGTTGTGCAAACCCTTACCGGAACAACCACTTTAACAAATAGATCTAGTTCAATCAACCAATGTGTTATAGGATATGTTCAAACCGGAAGCTCTTATTTTATCGGATATATTTCAAATTTATCTGTATTGAATGGTACGGCAAAATATTCTGCGGCTTTTACTCCGTCAACCACGCCGCTGAGCGTTAGCGCAACAAATCAAACATTGCTTACTTGTTATAGCAACAGATCTATTGATTCAAACACTGCAACATCGGCAAAAGCGATTTCTATTACTGGAACCGTTAGAATCCAACCGTTTCAACCGTTTTCTCCAGTAAATTCGTACACTACTGCATTGTATGGTGGAAGTGGGTACTTCTCTGCCACATCTTCTTTGCAAGCGCCTAGCGGGGCCAGCATTTCTGGAACAGTAAACTTTACAATTGAAATGTGGATAAACCCGGCAACATTTGCAAGCGGTTATCAAGTTATATTTGCTAATGACACGTCAGGTGGTCTATCTTGTCTTATAAATTCCACTGGGACATTGTCTTACGGACGGGCTCTTATTGCGGTTGACGGGACAACAACCGGAACTGTAACTTTTAATCAATGGAATCACATAGCTTTTGTTAGAAGCGGAACTAGTACAAGTCAATTTGTTGTATACATTAACGGAAGCGCGGCTGGCAGTTTTACTAACTCCACTAGTTACGCTGCTGGAGTAGTCAGAATTGGCACTGATGGGGGCGGGTCATCTTTTCCATATACAGGATACATTTCTAATTTAAGAGTTATTAGCGGCACGGCAGTTTACACCGGAGCATTCACGCCACCTACATTAGCCCCATTAACTACGGCAGGTTCTACAAGCGCAGCAAGTTATTCAAGCACTACCAACGTCAACACAAGTTTTACGGCGGCAAGTACCAGCCTTCTTACTAACTTCACTAACGCAGGAATCTACGACGCTGCAGTACAGAACAATGTAATCACGGTTGGTGATGCTCAAGCATCAACCACAATTACTGCTAAGTGGCCGCCTACTAGCATGAAGTTTGATGGGACAGGAGATTGGTTGACAGCTATTGATAGTCCGACACTTCAACTTACTACTAACGATTTTACTATTGACGGATGGGTGTACTTGTCGGCAATTAGTGTTGCCTACGGAATTATAAGCAAAGGCACGGCAACAACTGGCTGGTCGGTCAACGTAACGGCATTAAACAAACTTCAATTTAGTTACACCGCGTCTAATTTGACTGGAACAACTACTTTGGCAACCGGCACTTGGTACTATTTTGCGGTTGTAAGGTCTGGAAGCGCAACTGGTAATCTTAAAGTTTATTTAAACGGGACCGTAGATGCTACAAGTGGCGGTGCTGTAACAGACAATTTTAACCAAACAAGCATCTTGTATGTTGGCGCAGATAGAATTGGCGGAAGCGCATTAAACGGGTATTTGCAAGACATTCGCATTACTAAATACGCTCGTACTATTACATTACCAACCGCAGCTTTTCCAACAAAGTAAATTATGCAACTGGCTAATCAAGAACTAATAATCAAAGATCACACAGAGTGGTTTCCAAACACATCTTTTGGTGACCGTGGACCAACGCTGGATTGGATTGCGGAACAGGGTTACTATTTTATTTCCGTGTGGAAGGACCATGACCGAAGGACTGAAAAACTTGTGGCTGCTGCTCCGCATCTGCATGATGGAATGTGTTGTTTGGTTAACGTAGAGCCTTTGACAGTTGAAGAACTTCAGTCAAAAGTTAATAGCCAGTGGAACGCAATTCGCAGTCAACGCAACCAGATGCTCAAAGATTCAGACTGGACTCAGGTGGCAGACTCTCCGGTTGATAAGCAAGCCTGGGCTATTTATCGTCAAGAGCTGCGAGACATTACAAAACAAGCCGATCCTTTCAATATCATTTGGCCTAATGATCCCGGTCAAGTTGATGTAGTAATCGTTCAATGATGGTGATTGAATGTCCGACAATACTGAGACCAAACTAGCCGTGCACGAAGCTATCTGCGCTGAGAGGTACAACAAGATCTCAGATACGTTGGCTTCTGGCGACAAGCGTATGACTAAGATTGAATATCTTTTGTACGCTGTTATGGTTGCAGTGTTGTTTGGCCCAGGTGCTGCTGCGGAGTTTTTTAAGAAACTGGTTGGCTTATGAACATGGACGATCTGTCTTACGTTGAGTTTGGAGACGTAGACGGGTTAGGAAAAATGTTGTTTGAAAACGGTGTGCAGCACAAATTGTTCTATGAACAGTTGGCAGATCAAGGCATACTTATACCTCAGTATCCCATCATAGACGCAGACCCAGCAGATCTCGATGACTGGCTGTTTGTACACAATCAAGAGCACGAAAGATTGGCAAGTCAGTTGAACCTTGACAATCCTTTCCAATTAATAAACGCGGACTGGCAAGTAGAGGAGGATTTTTATGATTGGATAGGCGTACATCTGAGCATTCACCAACAAATCGTCAAAGTTCTTAATTTATAATCTTATGTTTAATCGAAAAATCTTTGTTTCTATTGCATCTTATCAAGACGCAGACCTTTGGAATACGGTAAACGATCTTGTGATCAACGCTGCTCGTCCATCTAGATTACATATTGCTATTCTTGATCAATCAGACACCCCATCTCCGCCTACAGAGGGTGTGTTGCAACGTGTACACAAGATAACGTACACAAACATATCTCCAAAATACTCTCGTGGCCCTTGCTGGGCTAGACACGTTCTTCAAAGCTATGTGAGAGACGAAGAATTCTTTCTTCAATTAGATTCTCACATGAGATTTGATGAAAGGTGGGATGACAATTTAATAAACACTTATGACAACCTTTCTGTCAATAACGTAAGAACACTTCTCAGTTCATACGTTTGTGGGTTTGAAAAGAAAGAAGACGGAACTATTGATAAACAAAAATTCCCCGGTCATGCTTTAGTTTTGAAACCTTTGCCTGAAGAAACTTTAAAAGTTCACACTCCAATTTTAATTTTCCAAGCGCATCCGATACCGTCTCAAACGGCAATACTTGGTTCTCACATGGGTGGTGGGTTTTTCTTTGGTCCATCTGCCGTTGTTCAAGAAGTGCCTTATGATCCGTGGCTTTACTTTCACGGTGAAGAGCAGAACCAAGCAGTTCGTGCGTACACACATGGATGGGACATCTATCATCCACCAGACATTCCGGTTTATCACATTTACAAAGATGATAGAAAACGCCATTGGAATGAAGACAGGAACACTGGCAGAACGGAAGAGTGGATAATGCTTGACCGAGAATGTAACGAGCGTATGCACCGTCTTTTGTACGACCGTGCGCCTTTGGGGATATACGGCCTTGGGTTCAAAAGAACTTTAGAAGAGTTTGCTGAGTTTTCTGGCATTGACTACATCAACAGAACTATCAGAAGATAAGTTATGGATGAAATGCAACAAGCACAGGCCGCAACCCAGCAGTTCATGCAGCAGTATGAATTGGATGCTAGGACAATGGCATCAATAGGGGATATGGCACAGCAGGCAATACAAGACCAGAGTTTGTACCCCTTGTTGCGTGAACAGTTGTTAGGCAGTCAAATTCTTACAGAGCAAGAATTGCCAGAGCAGATAAACTACATGACTCTGGCCGCTCTTGCGGCTATGGGTGTTATGGCAGGAAGTGCGTAATGGCAAAACAAGTAGTAGCACCTGGACAAGAAAATCTCCTGCCAGGAGAGCAACAAACACTTGCAACGGGTCCAGGGTTATCTTCTATAACTTTAGAAGAAGCGCAAAGGCAGCAAGCGTATAGAGAAGCTCATCCTGAGCTTTATGCGTATGTTCCCATTGACGCCGGTGGTTCTTTTTTTAGTTTTAAGAACATATTCACAGCGGTATTGACCGTAGCTCCGTTCTTGATTCCAGGTATAGGGACGGCCATTGGTGCAGCAATACTTGGCGAATCTGCTGCTGCTCTAGGTGCTGCAGTTGGGTTGACTGCGGGAGAATTAAGTGCTGCTGTTGGCGCCTCGGCTATTTCTGCTGCACAAACCGCAGCCCAAGGTGGTTCTCCAGAACAAATTCTTAGAAGTGCTGCTAGTGCTGGTGTGTCAACAGGATTGAATTTAGGTGTTGGTGGAGGCGTAGGGGGCGCAGTAGCAGGATCAACTGTTGGAACAATAATTGGGGGTGGTGATGCACAAAAAATAGTAACCAATGTTCTAGCTGCTGGAGCAGGGGCTGGTGTTGCTGGAATATATGGGCAAACAGCTGGTACTGCCGTAAGAAATCTTGTTCAAACGGGAAGCATAGAACAAGCGTTACTGGCCGGTGCTTTGTCAGAAATTGGACAACAAATTAATGGAGGGTCTGCCAATTACAAAACAAGTTCATCTAGCCCACCAGTTGGACAGCCATTTCAATACGCTGGAGTGACTTATCAAGAATTAGCTGACGGTACCGCACAAACCACATCCGCAAATGGTGTGGTAAGGATCATGAGTGCAGAAACATTCAATGAAATAAAAGATGACTACAGAGCAGATGTGGCGTCTGGGGCAATACAACCATCTGGTCCTGTAACTTACACAGGGACTTCATCCAGTGCGCCTGTTGGGCAACCTTTTCAGTACGCAGGGAATACATATCAAGAACTAGCAGATGGAACCGCTAGAGTTGTCCAAGGCTCTAATGGATCAACTCTTATCATGAGTAAAAATACTTTTGATGAGATAAAGCAAGACTATGCTGCAGATATTGCTTCAGGTGCAATCCAACCTTCTGCGGGTAATTCTTTAACTCCAGTTACTGTAGTTGGTTCTGCTCAACTTCAAGATACTATTTATAATTTATTGTCTGATGGTGGGGCTTCATATGTAGATAGCAGGGGAACAAAACACACTTTGACTCCCCAAGAATGGACCTTAGAAAAAAACCAACTTGGTGGAACTATTGTTCCTACAGCAGCACCAACCGTTGCACCAACTCTCGCGCCGGTAACTGTTTCTCCTACTACTGCAACTTTATCTTTAGACAATCAAATTTTAAGTTTGATGAATGCAACGTCACCTCCAACCGTTGCTCCCACTATATTGCCAACAAAAACAATAACAACAGTTGCTCCTACTTTACCTCCTGTAACGGTCTCTGCAACAACAACTGCTCCAACGGTTGCTCCCACTTTAAAACCAGTTGTTGTCACAACTGCTCCGACTAGAAAAACAAATCAAATTGATGCAACTATTGCAAGAAATTATTTGAAGGGACTTGGGTTTAATACATTTGGGTTTACCGCGCAACAACTTGCAGACAAACTTAATCAAGTTGAGCCGACTGAATATTATGAGGTAATTAACTGGACTCCGGAAACGTTGGCTCCAACTTTGCCTCCCGTTACGGTAACAGCAACAACTTTGCCTCCCGTTTTGCCTACTTTGCCTCCGGTAACCGTTACATCTACTACTTCGGTTCCAACCATTACGCCTACGTTGCCCCCAATAACCATTACGGCAACCACATTGGCACCAACTCTTGCCCCTGTAGTAATTAAAGCAACTACAAGTGCTCCAACTTTAGCTCCCACTCTTGCTCCAGTCACAATCACAGCAACAACTCTTCCACCTTGGTGGGATCAATTGACTGCGGCACCAACATTAGCGCCAATTACTATTACTGCAACTACATCGTTACCAACGTTGGCTCCGGTAACAATTACCGCCACAACTTCGTTGCCTACCCTTGCCCCGGTAACCATAACGGCTACAACATCAATTCCTACGTTAGCTCCTGTGACGATCACGGCAACCACGTCGTTACCGACTCTCGCCCCGGTGACAATAACAGCTACCACCTCATTGCCAACATTGGAGCCAGTTACAGTTACAGCTACCACTGGCTTGCCAACTCTTGCTCCTGTAGTGATTACGGCCACAACAAGTTTGCCGACATTACCTCCGGTGGTAATTACAGCAACGACTAATTTGCCTACTTTGCCACCGGTAGTCATCACAGCTACTACGTCGTTGCCTACTCTTCCGCCAGTTGTTATTACTGCAACCACGTCATTACCTACGTTGCCGCCCGTAACGATTACGCCAACAACAAAGCCGCCTGTAACAACTATTGGTCCTACTTTACCGCCTTCAACTACCGCACCCCCAACTACACCACCAACAACAAAAAAAGTAACTTATCCCGTTGTTACTAATGTGCCCCCTAGTCGAAAACCTGTACTACCTACAATTACAGGCGTGAGACCCGCTAGATTGTTGGCGGACGCTCTGGCTGCGTACAGACCTCCAGGGGCTATAGAAGGTGACGAGTCTGGAAAAGAAAGGCAAAATGTCTGGAATGAAAAATCACTGCGTCTTAAAGATGCTCTGGGGCTGTAAATGAGTGAACTACGCAACCTGACCCGTATGGGTGGAGATCTCCGAAAAATTGCACGTCTGCTGCAAGACAAGGGCAGGAACGGGGATACGATCCTGGCTCACATCAACCCCCGTGAGGCTGCACTCCTGCGTGAGCATGGCGGTTCTGGTGAGATCAACCCAGAAACTGGCCTCATGGAGTTTGACGATACCTTTACTGGAGATTACGTCAGCGGATATACGCCTCCAGAGCCTATGGATAGGGTCAGTGGGTACGATGTTCCTTCTGCTGAGATGCCTATCCAGTATTCTGAACAATACACTCCAGCAGACCTTACCCTTCCTTCCGGTAGGCTTTCAGAAGTTACGGGAGCGCCTGCGTTTAAGACTGGTTTTGCAAGAGACGCAGCCCCGGAACCCACTCCAAGCCAATTTGCTCTTACTCGTCCTGAATTCAGTCCGTCTCTGGCTGGACCGGCTCCCGCTGCTCAACCAGCAGAAAAGAGTTTCTTGGAATCCCTGTCCGGTGGTGACAAGGCTCGACTAGGTTTGGCGGGTGTTCAAGGTCTTTCTACTGCACTCATGGCTAACAAGGCACGAGCTGGTGCTCAGAAAGGTGCAGAACAGATCCGTCAAGTTGGCGCACCTTATGCCCAACGTGGTCTGGCAGAACAGTCTGCTGCTCAACGTGGTGAACTTACGCCTGTTGGTCAACAGCAGTTGGATGCCATGCGAGCACGAGCCGCCCAGGCTGGTGTGTCCCGTGGTGGCGTAGGTGTTGCACAGCAGCAGAGGGCAGAAGAAGATCTGCGTCAGAGGCTTAACGCTGCTAGAGAATCGTTTGGTCTACAGTTGAGCCAGATTGGTGACAAGTACACTATGGA